TCCCATGACCTATCACGATACTCGTTATAAGCATCCATCTTTTCTTCAAAGCGAGCCAGTGATACTAACACCTCACCCATCTGATCTAATTTTTCTTCAATACGATCTAGTCGTTTATTTGTCGGTGTATCAGGCATATCTAACACTTCCATCTTTTAAGAGACATGGCTTTCCGTGTAGGTCTGCCTTTGTCATCTTTCATTGGGCCTTTCATTCCGCTCATACGAGCACAGAATGATTTACGGCGTTTAGCATCTTTGCTGCCAGGTTTAACCTTACCAGTGACTGCTGTTTGCAATTTACTACCAGGATTTTTACGACGAAAAGCGTCAACACCCTTTTGTGTCAGACCAGCACCTTTTTCAGTGGCAATCTTATGACCTTTAGAATCTTCGCCACGTTCTTTAATGCTAGCTTTGCCTTCTTTTACATCTGGCTCATCGTGTGTATAACCAAGTTTCTTCATTCGTAAATGATCAGCTTCTTTTTCAGCTTTATAACCTTTACCAGTCTCAGGATCATACATCATATGAGGTTCAAATGCTTCATTCGTTTGGCCAGGAGTAGAAGCACAATAAGAAGCAGTTAGCTTATCAGTGCCAAACTCACCTGCACGTTCAGAATCACGAATCTCAGCAAACTGTTTTGCTTTCTTCTTTTCTTCTTCTTTACCAGCATTCTTAGACCATCTACCACGTGCACGGAGATACATCTTTTGTATTTCTGTCATCTTCATGATTAGCCCTTTACCTTTGCTGCAAGATCTTTATCTGCTTTACCCCATGTGCCAGAAGACTTAGTTATAAAAGAATTAACTCTTGCAAATCCCCATTGTTCTGGTGTTGTTCCTGGTCTGTGGCCGGTTTTCCATGCAGCTACACCGCGGTTATATACTTGTCTTAATACACCTAATGGCATGCCTGATTTTTCTGCTTTACCTTTAAGACCTTCAGTTGCATCTTCAGATAATGCTTCGTATTCGCTAAATGACTGCATGCCTTCTCCGTACATTTGGTGATATTTTTTTGTATGTTTAGACACTTTAGTCTTTGCTGTCGCATCTCCTGGTGCAGGCTTATACGCAGTAGGATCATCGTCATCCATCTTAGCTTGCTTTTTAAATTGAGCATCACGCTTAGTCTTAGTAGACTTAGATAATCCTTTATGATATTTTGCAGGTTGAGAACCATCACGATCTTTGATATCAGCATCTTGTGATTCTTTAGGTACACAATTAGGAACTTCTTTTCCGCCCTTCATCTTAGTACCAATCTGCTTATGAGTTTCCCAACAAGCTTCTTCAAGCTTCTCGATATCAGTTAACCATTTACGCATCTTCTTACCATCTGCCATTTCAATTAGCACATAGTTAGAACCTAGCATGGAAACTGTTCCTACTTCATCAGATTCTTTGATAGCAACTACATCGCCTTTATCAAACAACTCACCTTGAATATAAGCTTCACGCTCTTCAGATACAGTTTGTAATTGGATGTGTTGGCGATAATCATGAGATTCTTTAAGACCCATACCACTACGTAGGTCATTAAACAATTGTTTATCGTCTTTAAAATTCTTTGGTAAACCTTTTGTGAATAGGCTGAAATCGTTTGCTTGTGCAGCAGCTCTCATCTTAGAGGCAGACATTCCAGATACACCTTCTGCATCAGGATCACGTTCACCAGCAGAGATTACATTAACTCCACCTTCAAAGTTATAGAAACCATGACGGCCTTTCTTAGCATTGTATCTACCTATCAATGCTTCAAACTCATTAACACGATCTGATCCAACAACCATATTAACACGGTTATAACCTTGATCATATATCTTTACAAGAATATCAAATACATTCTTAACAGATTTATCTAATTGTACAGAACGTGCGTGACGTGGGAACATCTTACGCATGTACTTAACTTTAGTGTTATAGTCTAAAGGATTCTTTTTAGCATCTTGTGATTGGGATGCAAATACCATGTACTTAGAACCGCGTGCAACCTTAGCCACGGCATCTAGTAATTTCTCATGACCTATAGTTGGAGGATTAAATCTTCCAAAAGTAAAGGTTATTTCTTTTGTTGCTTCGGTTACATACTCACCGAATGACTTGAATTGCATTACTTATCTCCAGGTTTTTTCTTCTGGAGCTTAGCTCGATCCTTTGCACGAACAGTCTTAAGTAACTTACGTGCTAAGTTTTTAATCTGGCCCTTTTTCTTTGCAAGACGATCTTCTACACCTTTACGTGCTGCATAAGACAAATCACCTTTGTCTTTATCTCGTAGCATCTTTTTAATGAGTGTCTTACGTGCAGCTTTTTCAGCACGTTTTTGAAGCACTTCTTTTGAAGCTAGTTTACGCATAGATCTTTTACGACCCATCATAATCTTCGCTTTATTACGACGCATTGACTGTTTAAGTTTCATGCGTTGCTGTGTTGTCAACGCTTCGTTTGTTTGTTCCATGTTTCTTCCCATTAGGAGCGAGACGGTGTGTCCCAGCCTTTAATAACATCAGAGGAGAAGTTGTTATAACTGAACGTCATACGATCAACTAACTTAACTGCTCCACCTTTTAATTTATCTATAGCAACAAAACCTTCAACACCGGTAACATGGTATCCGTCTCGTTTCTTGATAAATGTATCAATATTGTTTACCTTATTAAGCTTATTTATAATAACTAATTTCGCCACTACAATAGCATTCTGTAAATCAAATATGGCTTTTAAATTAGCCTTGTTACCAGAAGAGAAAAACTTAAGTAACTCATCTCTCTTTGCATACTTACGATCTTTCGCAATTTGTGTCTTTACTTTACCCGCTTCTTTCGCAAATCTTTCTTCAATCCATTTAATGAGACCAGCTACATGCTTAGTTGTATTTGTAACCTTCTCTCCTCGTCTAACGAACGAGTTGTTATACGTTTCTATAAGTCCTGCGAGTTCTTCATTCTTTGAAAGATCATTTAGTGCTGTACCTTTAATCTTTTTAAAGATTGTACCAGCATCACTAAGAGCTTTCGTTACTTCATCAGTATCTTTCTGTGTAAGAGTAGCTGTTCCAGATAGATCTCTTAGATTCGCATCTTGCAACCATACAGTAGAAGACTTTTTAAATGCAGAAGCATTAACATTAAATGTTGCTCTCATAGATTCAAAAGAATCACCAGAATAAGATGTATGTACTACAATACCTATTTTAGCTTTACGTATAAGCTTAGCCTCTGTAGAATCTGCACGTACAGCATACACAATAGTATTAGGATGGAAAGTAATATATTTAACTTTATCAATAGTCTCTGTCTTGAGATCATCTTTTGTAAACATAAGATCTCCTTGAATCACTCCAGTAATTCCGATCTTACTTAGTTCATCGAATGCAATCTTGAGTTTAACTGATAGATCTCCAGATGTATCTTCATCGATATCAGCATGTGATTTGTATACCTTAGGATTCTTATTAAAGATACCTTTCTTTGCTACAAAAAACTTCTTATCAGTTGGATCAATACCAGCAAATACTGCAGGTGCACCATCCCATTTAACAGTCACATCAGTTGTTTTCTTTGAACTACCTGCTAACATGTCTCGCATTGCTCTTAATGCAAGTATAGCATCACGTGCACCATTAACACCACCATAAATCACACGATCCTCGATATGAGTCATATGTGTATTCTTAGAAGAAGCAGCTTCTGTGATAGTATGTGATTTAAAGTTTATCATTAATTTCTACTTTGTTTTGAAATCGCACATCATACGTGTAGGATAACCATCTTTACCCTGCGTATCGCGAATATTAATTTTAAAGATATAAGATGCTGATTCGAATTCAACATCAATACGCTTACCTCTTCCAGTTTTACCACCATAATATACAGTAATTCCAGATGTAATCATAGCAGCTTTTTTCATTGCTCTTTCATCCATCTGCTTAGATAGTACTTTAGCACCCATCTTATGGATAATATGATAGTTGTGACCTATACCTGACTGTAACAATTTGCCTATAGCGCGCTTATCGTAGTTTGCTCTACGATCAGTCTTATCTCTTGTACCTATTTTATCTCCATTGAATACTTGACAAAACCTAATAGGATCTATACCAAACATCTTAAGTAGCTTTAATCCGTCTGGATTTGTAATAGTTCCAGATTTAATCTCACTTGTTGTTAATTTTGTCTTAACACCAACGTTAAAGAAAGTGGTTGTACCACCAAGTTTAAGACTTAAGAAGATCTTCTGAGTATCTGTTGTTAAAGTAATATCAGTAACAGATTGACCAACATCAAAACCAGATCCTTTTGGATTCTTT